TTTGATTTATAGACTTTCCATTTTTTAGGGATTAGGTTCATTCGCTTTCGTACCCGTCAAACCACGGCCCCATTCTTTTAGTTATGGCTTTTTTCTTTGACGATGTACAGGTTGAACTTGAAGTTTCGGGGTCTTGGCAATGCGCTTGCGCCTGTTCCAGTGTTAAGCCTGTTTCGATTGTGCGCCGCCCGCCCTTGAAATACATTCTTACAATCTTATATCTTTCACTCACTTTCTTTTCTCCTTTCGGCGCTTTGCGCCTGTTCACTTTACAGGCCCGTAACAAGGTGATAAATCTTCAGGGTCCGGCGCGGAAATCTCACCTTCGTGGTAAATGATTATCTGGTTGAAGAATCTACCCGCCAAGGTTACAAGCTCTTTTGCTCCGTTGCGTAACGTTTTGGGTTTCATGATTCACCTCTTAGTCTTTAAATTCCAAACGTCCCGGCACGAAGTTTCCGGTTAATCTCTTTAATTTGTTTCCTGGTAAGCTTTTTTGTTTTCATGGTGAATCTCCTTAATCGAAGTATAAATCTTGAATCGTACGGAGTGCATTGTAGAATTCGGCGTCTCCAGAAAGAAATGCTACTGTAACCATCCCACCAACACGGCCTAAATAGAATTGCTTGTTTGCTTCTTGGCCTAATCCACGATACCGGATTGCTTTTTCGATATCTTCTTGCGCTTCCTTGTAAATCAATTCTTGCCTATCTGCTTTCTTCATTTTCTTTTCCTCCCTATTCATTATTTGAGTAAAGCTTATCACTTATTTACTATATGTCAAATGATTTTCTTTAGTGCTTAGGGTTTCGGGCCTTCGTTTAGGGGTAAAGAGTAATGATTCTAAGGGGTACCGGGATACCCGCCGTACGGGATACCCAGCTTCTCATGATTAAATCAAAATGTTGTAGATTCCCGCGCAAAATTTTTCAAGTTTAGATTGCATTAGAGACTTCTAATTATATTTTAGTTGACATTCAATGTGTAGTTTGTTATTATTACTATAGGAGGTGCAATATGGCCAGCGGGATTTACCAAATTAAATGTATGATTAACGATATGGCATATGTAGGTAGCACCACAAACATCCTGCGCAGATGGTATATGCATAAATGGATGTTAAATAGAGGGGAACATTATAATCCAGGATTACAGATCGATTGGAATAAATACGGAGAAGATAAGTTCGCATTCGAAATAATTATGGAATGCAATAAAAAACACCTGCTTAAATTTGAGCAGTGGTTTATTGATTTTAAACCGGGGTACAATATATGCGAAAGGGCCGGATGTAGAGTAACACCAACTTCCGGAGGAGGGATGCAGGGCAAGACTCACACTGAAGAGACGAAAAAGAAAATGTCTATCACCCATAAGGAACGGCCTAGAAAACCGCATCCCGAGGAAACTAAACGAAAAATACGAGAATCGAATAAAGTAACATGGGAGCGCAATCACCCGAAAGAATAATCCGCGTTCACAATTCGTGAACAATAAAAAACTTGACATGTCGAATCAGAAGATGTAGAATTGAGATAATGAAATTATTCTGGGAGGATAAATGAAAAGCGGAATTTACACAGGGGTCTTATTCATAGGTCCACAAACCGAGTACTGGAAAATAACCATGCCTTGTGGAACGACTGTTACTTACCCGCTAAACGGACTTCCTGAAGTAGATACGCCATGCCCTTGCGGGAATCCTAACCATTGGATAGTGAGGTACAAATGAAACAAGGTACCGGTTTCAAAGTCCCTATCTACGGAGTAAAGGTCCGAGTCTTCGAAGGCGACCCAGGACAAGTCGCTCAAACTCTCGGTATCGAATGCGAAGGCGGCAATCCTGAAATAAATCAGTGCGACGGCGCAGTATTTAATCATCATAACGGCAGTTTCACCGTGGTGATTCACCCCCACGGAGCCATCGGTAGAGTCATCAGCCATGAATGTTTGCACCTCACGGACGTAATTCTCGATTTCGTCGGCGTCAGATGGGAACCCGCGAGCGAAACTCACGCTTACCTTCTTGGATTTTTGATGGACCGGATACTACGTGTCCTCGGCAGGGAAGAGAAGAAAGTAAAGCTAGAAAGGGAAAGCAAATGAAACTGTCTGAAATCAAAGAACTACTAGAACAGGAAAGGGATTGGTGCGAAGAAGGAACACAAGGTAGACTGCGTACTGATTTCGAAGAAGGTTTTATTGGCGGGCTTACTCAGGCCATTACTTTGTTAGACGTTTGCGGGCGAGAAAGGGATAATAAATGAAACTAATTCACAAAAGAACAAACTACGAATACAATAAATTCGAGCCTGGACTGAACCTGGGTTACAGCCTTACCTACGAATATCCAGTAACTTCACGCGACACAAAACCCACGCTACGGAGATTTTACGAGGCCGTCCTAGTTATCCCGTTTTGGGTGCGCCTATTTCCTTCGGTAGAATACTACGAGACTGGGACCGGGTACGGTCTGTATGGCGGAAACAAACATGTTATAGAGTGCGTTAAAGGGCGACAAGTTTATTGTCTTCGTCTTGGTATCAGCGAAGGTTTTCATTGGAAGTCGAAGGTTCACTGCGAAATAATAAGATACCCCTTCGGCAAACAGGAAAAGGTTATGGCCCGGAACGAAGTGTTTGATTTTTAGGGAAATGAAAATGATAGAACAAATTATAGGAGGAATAGCAGGAATACTAATAGGAATTGCGATACTTAAAATTACATTTTGGGTGCTGAATAGGAGATACTAAAATGGAAGAAACTAGGCAGATTAATATGGAAGTTGACAGGTTGCAAAAGTTGGTGGCCGCGTTGGGTGGACTTATCGTTGATTTGGATAATAGGCTGAAGCCGGTACTTAGAGACGCTCCTCCGTGCGGGAGTTGCGAACCTGATATCGGGCCGTTAGTTCCGTTGGCAGAGAGCATAGAGGCTGAGTGCAAGCAGGTGGCTAAGATGTACGATTTTATTGGTTCGATTATCGACCGGCTAGAAATTTAGCTTCCTCCCATGCAATGTGCGGCCTTTGGCCGCTTGCCCCCTTCAGGCTCCTCCCTCCTGTTGGGGGTTTTCTTCGTTCACCCCTACGGGCTTTTTTCGCCTTGCGGCTCAAACGTACTCGGGCCTACGGCCCTCGCTTTTCTTCTTGACAAACAAGTAAGAATCTGGTAGACTTAACCTAAAATAAGACCATCCTTTATTTTAACTTCGGAGAAGAAGCAAAAATGGCAACACAAATCAACTACTACGGAAATAAAGATAAGGCGCACGATTTGCGCGGTCTAGCTCTCATGCTCATGAATAAACTTGAGAACATGAAAAGCCTTGGCAAACTAGACCAGATATGGTCTCCGGTACATACCCTGAAAGACGGGACAACGATAAGACTTCAGTCAATTTACGACGCGCAGACGATAAGGATAACTTCACCGTTTGAAGGTAAAGAAATTACAAAGGAAGAAATCATGGAAGCAGAATTCAAGGAAGTAACGTCAATGGGTCCGTATATTTATGCGGCAGGGTACACGATAAATAACAAATGGTTCGTGGAAAAGTTCAGTGCTTCGGGAACTCGCAAATGGTATAAAGAATTATCAGTTGACGGATGGGCGAAGACGCTCGCAGTGGATAAAACAGGAGTTTATATCGGCGGGCATAAACGAACGAGTCCGGGTAACGTGCCAAACTGGAGAGTAGAGAAACGGAGTCTTACTACCGGCAATCTGATGTGGGAACAGGACATTGCGCATTCATATTCAAGTTGCACCAAAGTATTTTCATACGACGGTTCGTTGTACGCGGTAGGAACTGATACAAGCACACATGGAAGGATTAGCAAAATAAATAAAACTACCGGGGCAGTAGATGTTCTTGTTGCAGATGCTTGGGAAGATTCGAACGTAGGATTACAAGATTGCTACGCGAATGCTTCAGGGTTGTTCGTAGTGGGCGGGCAGTGGGAAACATCTTGGACAGACGGGTCTACATACGCAGTATCAAGGTATAACTTAACGACTCTTACTAGAGAGCAGTTGGATTACGCACCGTATTCGACATATAATAATGACATTTCATACTCCATAACTGGAGATGACACCGGTATTTACATTTTCGGTAGGAGGCTACGTCCTGATGTTAATTATTATTGGTGTGCGGAAAAACGCAGTTTAACCACTATAAGTTCTGTTTTGTGGGAACAACACGACTTGTTGCAGGCAATAGGAGGAAATCAGTCTTGGGAAGCTACAGTATTGACTTCCGGAGTAGTAGATGCAGGGAATCCCAGTCTTGGTACTGGGGTTGTAGAACTAAGAGACATAAGTTCAGGAGCAACTACGTTCCAGTCTAATATAACAGATGGTACGTTTCTTCCTTTATGCGTCTGCAAAGCAGGTAATAGGTTCGTAGTTGCGTATTATCCGTCAGGATTACCTCCCGTAATATCACTAAGAAACGCAAATAATACTGTAGTTCATGACATTCTCGCGCACACAGAACGGGCGTTTATCTTCGGTTTAGGTTATCAGGTGGAGTAAAATATGAACGAACTAAGCAAAGAATTAAGCCAACTCTGGCCGCCCGATTTTCTCTTGGAAATAGCCCTTGGTTTGGAACCTACCCAAGATATTATGGACAGGTACGGGGTAACTCCGCTTCAACTCCAGCAGTGGTACGAACACCCAGTGTTCAAAAAGGAGCTGACCGAGCTTCAGAAGCGCATCTCTGACGAAGGACTCTCTTTCAAGTTGAAGTCAAGGGTCCAGGCGGAGCAGTATTTGAAAGAGATTCATAAGGTGATGATGAGTAACGCGACCCCGCCCGCGACTAAATTAGCGGTGCTCCAGTCGCTTGCAAAATGGGCTGGCTTCGAACCAAAAGAGTCTAAAGAAGCTACGACCGTGAATGTGCAGGTCAACCAAGTTGGCGCATTAATAAATCAGGTTAAAAATTCTTCAAGGGACTTAGTTACAATAGAAGACAAAGAAGCGCGTGCAAAATCTTGGAGAGAGTAAATGCCTGAAATGACCGAGCAAGAATTTACAGAGTGCATGAAAGACCAATGGTGGAGGTTCACGCACCTTTACTACATAGTGAACAAGGTAGGAAAAATAGAATTATTCAAACCTAATACAGTACAGGAAGACCTCTATCATAATCTCTGGTACGAGAATCTTATTCTGAAATCACGGCAACATGGCGTAACTACATTCTTTGCTATACTCGAACTCGATATATGCCTATTCAACGATAATATAAGCGCAGGAATTATCTGCCATAAAGAAAAAGCAGCGGAAGAGATATTAGAGAACAAAATTCGTTTTGCGTATAAACACCTACCGCAAGAGATACGAGACGCAGTTCCTACAGTTACAGACAAAGCTGGAAAAATAGCATGGGCTAACGGTTCATCCATTTATGTTGACTGCTCGTTGCGTTCTGGCACTACTCAATATCTTCATGTAAGTGAGTTTGGCCGTATGTGCGCGTTCGCTCCTGAGAGAGCTATGGAAGTAGTAACAGGTGCTCTTAATACTGTAACAGTGGGGCAATACATATCAATAGAGTCTACGGCTGAAGGAATGAGTGGAAAATTCTACGATTACTGTATGGAAGCCATTAAATTAGTCCTTGACAAATCAGTATTAAACCCGCTTCAATTTAAATTCCATTTTTACTCTTGGTTTCATGACAGTGCTAATATAGTAGAAGCTACTGGAATTAATATTACTCCTGAGCACGAAGAATACTTTACTAAGATAGAGCAAGAAGTAAAAATAGCCGCAGAACGCGGAATCATGAAACCAATACCGGGCGGAAAACTTACCCAGGCGCAAAAATGTTGGTGGGTAGCGAAGAGGGAACAGCAGGGCGAAGCGATGTATCGGGAACAACCGGCTACTCCAGAAGAAGCGTTCAAGGCTTCGCTCGAAGGACTTTATTATCAGAAGGCATTTGTTGGCTTGTACACTGAGCATAGAATATGCGGGGTAGCGTATGAGCCGAGAGTCCCTGTAGATACCGGGTGGGATTTAGGAATATCAGACCCTACAGTTATATGGTTCTCGCAGACGGTCGGACCGGAACGAAGAATCATTGATTATTTAGTTGCAGACGGAGAGGGTTTGGAATACTACGTTAGGCGACTACAGGAGAAGAACTACGTATACGGCACTCACTTCCTCCCCTGGGACGGGGCAGCAAGACGGATGAACCAGACAACGGCATCTGTACAGGAAACGCTGCAAGAGTTGGGGTTGAGGAATGTAGTCTGCGTACCTGCTACAAAAGATTTAGTCATGGACGTGGAAAAGGTAAGGCAGTTTTTACCGGCATGCTACTTTGACAAAGAAAAATGTCAAGAAGGAATCAAAGCATTAGAGAATTATAGAAAAGAATTTGACGAAAATCGTGGCGTTTTCAAACCAAAACCACTTCACGACTGGGCATCACATGGAGCGAGCGCATTCGCAACACTTGCACGCGGGTTAATGGAAATAGGAACCACGAACCAGGGACCATCTTTAGACTGGCTGAAGAACAGAAAGAAGCCTGATAGAAGGGCGTTCCACTAAGGGGAGAAGAATGAAACCAGTATTTCAAACCCGCTTTGGAGAAGATGGTAATTGCTTCGAAGCATGTATCGCGTCAATCCTAGAGATTTCACTCGAAGAGGTTCCAGACTTGAAGGAGTTTAAGGATTCGGAAGCGTGGAGCAAAGCAGTAAATTCGTGGTTAAAGACTAGAGGATTGCAGTACATAGAACTTGACTTCCATGAATCAGACGACATGCTTTGGGAATACGTAGATTCATATCATCTCATCATTGGAAAGACAGGGCACGACTTGTTTCATTCCGTAGTCGGGCATAACGGGAAAGTAGTCTTTGACCCTCTTCCTTATTATTCGTTTGTCCACCGGGCAGCGACGTTCCGGCGTCTCGGCTTTCTAATCTTCACCGGAGAAAAAGCTTGACAAGACAGGTTCGTTTATGGTACTATTAAGACGCTGGGATTTAACTAAAAATGAATGGAGAACAATATGAAAAAAATGCCGTTTACCCCCTTTGGTCAGAAAGGCGCGATGCCAATGGAGAAACCTGTAAAGGGAAAAGTTCCGCCGAAGAAGGGCGGGAAGAAAGGGTGCAAATAATGCCAGCAAAGAGTGACGCGCAACGCAAAGCAATGCAGATAGCAGAACACGAACCCGGTAAACTCTTCGAACGCAATAAAGGTTTGAAACAAATGTCGAAGGGGCAGTTGCATGATTTTGCTTCTACGAAGGGGAAACTTCCTACTAAGAAAGGCAAGAAATGAGGGATTTTGAAGGTTTTTGTTCGTGCATAAAGGAAGTTCTGAAGCCTCAACTCGACCTTCTCGGCTTTGACTTCTCGGATATCGGCCTTATTCCTACGGAACACTTCATTGAGATTCCGGGTACGCACTGGTTCTTCGTTGTAATTTGGGTTAAGCGCCGGGTGGATAACCAGACATATGAAATTTCGCATAAACTTGGTGGCGACATCGGAGAGATGACTGACCGGGAAGACGTAGAGGAACTATGCACTCGGATTCTCCAGAAACTCAAAGAAGCGATAACCTGTCACTAATGGACATCGAAAAAGCAAAAAAAGAAGTAGCAAGAATCCTGTTTGAATGCGGAATCTTGCCTGAACGACAGGGCAGGATAATCCTGAACGTGTCTCCCGAAGGGTCAATCTCATCAGTAGAAGTTCAAGTAACGTACAAGTAAAAATTTAATAAGCGATACTCCCGGTCTCCTGAACCCCGAAAGGTACTTTCAGCCCACTAACTAACAATTAGTGGGCTTTTTTATTTGGAGTTAAACTATGTCGGTTGTCACACCAAAAGATGCACGACTCACAAGCGGACTTGGGTTCACGTCTTTTACTTCGGCTTCGGAGTTGGAGCGACAGCAAGACGAAGACGTTCTGGCCCAACGCGAAGCTCCTCCGGTTCTGGATTCTCTTACTCAACACGTTAGAGATTTCTTTGAATCTGCGAAGACGGCTAAGATTACGATAGAGGCCGAACAACTACGCGAAGACCGGCAAGTTAAGGGCGAGTATGAGCCTGAAGTTCTTGCGGCTATCACTACAGCGGGCATGTCGGACAACTTCATCCGTCTGAGCCTCCACAAATGCAGAGACGTTGAATCTTGGACGATGGACGAACTTGACCCGACGGGCGATAGGACGTGGGATATCAATCCGGCAAGGGCACCTGAGATTCCTCCCGACGTAGAAGAAGCATTAGCAGGGCAGATTCGGGTAGAACTTTTGAATCAGGCTATTCAACAGGCGCAGATGTCAGGACAACCCCTTGACGCTGATATGCTTATTGAACAGTCGAAGCAGATAGAGGAGACTGCGAAGCAGGTACTCCTCGAAAAAGTACGCCTTATCGCTGAAGACCGCTGCACGAACATGGAGAACCTGATTACTAACCAGTTAAAACTTGGTGGTTGGGCGGAAGCGTTTCAGGCAATCGTTAACGACGTATCCCGCAAGAAGTGTGCGATAATGGAAGGTCCGGTATACCGTAAAGAGAAAGTTTACGACTACGTTCAGGACGAAATGACCGGCGCATGGGTAGTTCAGGCAGTAGAGCAGATAATTCCGACTTTTAGACGCATTTCCTTTTACGATTGGTATCCCGCAGCTAACAGTATCGACGTGGATGACGGTGATTTAGTAGTTTTGGACCACTTTACCCGGTCTGATTTGTCGAAAATGAAAGGCGTTCCTGGGTACAAAGACGACGTAATTGACCAGATAATTGAGCGATACGGGCAGGGATACCAGGAAAACGTAGCGATAAATGCAGAGAGATTCTACCTTGAGAAGCAGAATTCGTCCGGATTCAATGACGGCAGGGTAAGTAAGATTGATAGTTTGAATTACTGGGGCAGTGTTCCGGGAACCGTCCTGCGAGAATGGGGCATGGACGAGGAAGATGTTCCTGACGTGACGATAGACTACCAGATTAACGCGAAGATAGTAGGAGAGTTCTGCTACAGGGCGATTATCAATCCGGACCCTCTCGGGAAGAAGCCTTACGGCGTATCGTCTTACGTGAAGAGCAACGACTCTCAGTTTGGTGAGTCTCCTGCGGGCTTGATGGTTGACATCCAGCAGATATGCAATCAGGCAGTGCGTACTTTAGTGACGAATATCGGCATAGCCGGTGGCCCGGTGTGGGAAGTTGCGATTGATAGGCTCGCTCCCGGAGAGACCGCAGAGGTATGGCCGCACAAGACGATTGCTACAACGTCTAAAGTAATGTCGGATAGTCCAGCAATCCGGATGTATCAAGCTAACCTGCTCGCTACTGAACTAATCAACGTGTACGACAAATTTAAGAGAGAGGCCGATGATTTAGTAGTCCCTGCTTATGGGCATGGCAACTCGGATGTGAAGGGTGCCGGTAGAACATCATCTGGCCTCTCTCAACTTATGAACGCAGCGTCGAGAAACATTAGAATGGCGATTGCGAACATAGACAAATACATAATTATTCCGTGCATCGAACGGATGTTCAACTTTAATATGCGATTCATTGAAGACCCGAGTATTAAAGGCGATTTGCGCGTTGTGGCGCGTGGTGCGAACTCTCAAATGGCGAAGGGCCAAATGGCTATGAGGGCTCAGGAATATCTGACCAATACGAATAACCCGGTTGATATAGAGATTATGGGTCTCCAGGGTCGTGCTGAGCTGCACAAAATGATTGTAAAGAATTTAGGATTTGACCCGAAACGCGTACTTCCTATGTTGAAGGAGATAGAGAAACTTCCACCGACTGCACAGCCGATGTCTACACAGCAAATAACTCCTCCTGAAGGGTCTCCTGAAATAGACGAGGCAGGTAATCCTGCTGCTGATTATCAGAAGCAAGGAGGGAAATCCAGTGCCTGAAGAGACAATTACGGTTTGCGGAGTACACCGTGACACGGTGGAATTATTGGATAAGATTCGCGAAGAAATGGCTAGAAATACTGCCGAAGTGGCGAAACTTAATACTTCGCTCGGATGGATAAAATGGGTAGTAGGCGGGGTATTAGGTGTAACAGTTACAATCTTACTAGCCGCAGTACCTTTCGTGGCAAATATGAACACTCGAATTTCAATGCTTGAAAAGTGGGAGAAGGCAAAGTATGAAACAACCGAACGAAGAAATATACAGAGCGTTACTAACGATGCAAAATCAGGAACAATTTCTGACGATAAAACAGTGGATATCGGAATCCCTCTCGGAATTAGATAAAGAGAACCGAAGGATTCAAGATTCCAACAGATTGCACCAGCAGCAAGGGCAAGCACAGTGCATGGAAGATATTTTATTTGAGATAGACCATGCGAAAGAGAATTTGGCAGCAATGATAGCACGAGCAAAACGGACCCTGCATAGCAGACCGTAAAAAACACAGGCACCCTACGTAAGTAGAGCCAAGGAGCAGAAAAATGTCTATGTCAAGACTCAGGGCGGAAGCAGAAGCAGCAGAGAAGGAACTTGAAGGAATGGTAGTTGAACCGGAAGTAGAGAAAGAAGTAGAAGTCAAGGAGGAAGAGAAACCTGAAGTAGAGAAAGAAGTAGAAACCAAGGAACCTGAAGAACATCCCGAACTTACCGCGTTGAAGGAACAGCTTGCAGCGATGGAGCATCGACTTTCCACGGTACAAGGGATACTCAAAAAATCCGAGGCAGAAAAGAAATCTCTTCAGGAAAAACTAACGGAACTTAGCGCAGTACCAGTCAAGAAAGTCGAACAGCCTAAAATTGAGGATACAGATTATTTCGTGTCGCTCAAGGAAGAGTTCGGAGAGAAGACAGCAAAGGCTATGATTTCCGTAGTTAAAGCTGAGACTTCTGCGCTGCAAAAAGAAAATGAAGAACTTCGCGACCTACTTCTAAAAACAGGAGAACGTACAAAGGCAATCGAATCCGGCTTCGTAAAGTCGGCAGAAGACAGGTACTTTGAATCTCTTGGAATGAAACACCCTGACTGGGAATCCATCAACGGCAACGAAGACAAAGGATACACCCAGGATAGCAGGTTCACTAAATTCCTTAGCGAGAAAGTTCCAGGTACAGGCAAATCGTATGACGCTCTCTTGCAAGAAGCGTATGACTCGCTTGACGTAGCACGAACTGCCGAGATATTCAAGATTTTTAAGGATAGGCACCCGGTAGTTGATACTGCGAAGCAGAAAGATGCAAGTCATTATGTTGAACCTTCGGTAACTGGCAAGGGGGCCAAGACCCCGGAAACTAAAAAACAAAAAAGAACCTACACTCCCGAGCAGCATCACAAACTCATGATGGAGTTGCAAACTAATTCCTTCCGAGGAACTAGAGAAGAGAAGATAGCACTCCAAGATGAACTGATTGATGCTGAATTGGAAGGTAGGGTTCGCTAATAGGAGCATAACAATGAAACGATTTCTTGTAACAAGCTTTGTGCCGGTCATGGCGCGTGGTGTTCCCGGCACTGGCGGGACTCCTGACTATACGTATTCTGGCGGGAATGATAAGCGCATTCCCATTGCATTTGCGAAGAAGACCATCCTCAAATTCTATGACTCTTGCGTGGTTGCGCAGGTTACTAGCACAGACTACACCGGCGAAGTAACAGCTCAGGGCGATGAAGTCGTCATGACTACCACTCCGACGATTACCATTTACGCGGTAACTCGAAACATGGCACCTGTATGGCAGACCCCGACTTCTGATTCCGTCACCATGACGGTTGACAGAGCTATCGGTTTCGCGTTCAGGATGGATAAAATCGACCTGAAACAGTTCCTGAACAAACAGTTCATGGAAGATTGCGCAGGTGATGCAGCGCAGCAGCAGAAGATTTACATCGACACTGAGTTCCTGGAAGATATTTATTCCGACGCTCATGCCGATAATATCGGTCTTACTGCCGGTGCTAAATCCGGGTCTTACAACATGGGCGTTTCTGGAACTCCGTTCCCTGTGACCCGCACTAACATCATCGACAAACTGCTCGAAATGGAAGGCGTCGCTGATGAAGCTAACTGGCCTGAGTCTGGGCGTTGGGTTGTTCTTCCTTCCCATTATGCAGTCATGCTGAAGCAGTCTGATATCAAAGACGCTTCGATGATGGGCGACGGAACTTCTACACTGCGTACCGGTAAGATTGGTAAACTCGGCAATCTGAACATCTACACTACTAACCTGTATACCGCCCACACCGATACGTACAGTTGCTACTATGTACTGTTCGGGCACCAGAGTTCAACCTGCTTTGTGTCTCAGCTTATCGACACCGAATACTTCGACAAACTTGAGTCGGTACAGTCTGGTAAAGGCATGAAGGGGACCCAGGTATATGACTGGAAAGTTGTTAAACCCGAGTCGCTTGGTTATCTGTATTCTTACAAGGCTCAGGCGTAACGGATAGGCTTACTAAATAAGGGGCGGGTCAATCCGCCCCAAGGAGATACAAAATGGCTACTGATTATACTGTCGGCTCGGCGTGTGCTCCTGGGGTTCCCCAGAACACTAAATTTAAAATCAAATCAGCTCTGATTACCATTCCTGCGACTGCGGTTACGGGTTCGGTGTATCAGGTTCTGGACATCAAAGCAGGTTGGAAAGTAAACGCAACTCAAGTTCTGATGGTTACTGCCGGTGTTGGCGGAACTATTACTGCGGATATCGGGTATGGAGAAAGTACTTACAACGACGTTTTTGACGCTGCTATTGACCTCGAAGCTGCCGCCGCAACTCTTTATATGTCTACCCCTACTGACACGGCTCCGGCGCTCGGTGGACAGTATTTTGCCGCTGCTGACACTATTGATGTTTACATGCACAACGTAACTTCGGCAATCACCACTACGCCTTCTTTCTACGTCTACGCTGACATCGAAGTGATGTTCTAATTCCACACAAGGAGGGGCGTAACTGTCCCTCCGCACAATTCACTCTTAAGCAGAGGAGATTCAAAATGGCAAGAAAACAATGGTTGAGCGTGGGCGAACTGACCCACGAAGGATTTACTAACAAGGATGCAGTTGTCTGTTATACGAAAGATACGTCTGAAAACGTAACGAAATGTTCTAAAGCGGGAACACCTCCGTCGGCAACGACCGGCTACGCCGTAG